AACAGCAGCTGCACTGGATAACAGGGCTGTCTTGAAAACTTCCCTTGGATGTACGATAGAAGCATTGAGACTTCCCATACTCACAAGATCAAGATTAACAACGTTGTTCTTACTATCTAGGTGAACAGCGTAGAAGTATTCTTTCGTCTCATTGGATAAGTGGGCAAACTTCGTGTATACCTCTCTACTAGCTGTGAATCTCCAGTTATCTGTGTAACTAGGATGTTCTTCATAGACAGCTTTGATTAGTCTCATAACAACCTCCGTTAGTTAATGGGAGCTGAGTTACTCCATAAGAAACTAGTTAATAGGCTAACTAGTTTCCTAACAATAACTCTAGCAGTTAACTAGGTATGACTTCAAGATTCTATCGTTGACCAGTCGATATGGTCTAGTCCGTTCTTACCGTCGGCTAGCTTCTGTGCATCCCATGCGTTAGATAAATCTGGTTCACTAGGGAAGCCAGTAGGGAATAACTCACAGAATCTACCTAGGTCAATCGGTTGTTTGTCTTGGAGCTGCTGGTATTTCAGTACAGATAAATACATTACGATTGCACCTGGGTTGCCGGAGACCAAATACATAATGACTATCTTGGTGCAGTCGCTGATATCAAGGCGCATGGCTTCAGCGCGTAGACTAGCTACCTTGTATGCAAATTCATCAGCTACCTTACTGACTAGCTCAGATTGCTTACCTAAGTGTTCACTTTCTATTTCTGACATAATAAGCACCATCATAAGGTGCATGTTGTCACTGGCCATTGGGTGTTGTTCAAGCTGTAGAAAATTGGTACTCCATGTTTTGATATCCATTAGTGTTTCTCCTCTTTGGTTAGAAGGTTAGTGTAGAACCGGCTATTCGGTAACTGAGTAGGTGTGCCGGTAGTGAAGTAGCTATCGAAAGTTTTACGGGCTGTAGTTAGTCCGGTTTCAATGATATCCCAGACTGGCAGGCCATTCTTGAAACCTTTGATGTGATAACCGTTTGGTTCGAGATTCATAACTATCCGGTTATCATCATCTAGTTCTTTACGCTCTATGTATCCACATGCGTAAGCGTACTGGGTCAATCGTCCGTCTCTTGTTTTGAATTTATCCTTGATCGCCATTGGCTAACTCCTTTCGCAGTTGGTAATAGGTAAGTACCTTGACGCCAATAAGGTTAATAGGCTTGGTGTAAATGGCTTGTGCTAGTACAACGTCTCCCTCATCTTCGGTATGAATAATGAGTTGCATAGCACAGATATTGGTACCTTGTACGATAGTCTCTTGGACATCTTCTCGGTTTAAGGTACTGGATACGAATGTGTAGAATTCTTCACGACTAACATCTACGAATGGAAATGGTTTCGACATGGTAGTTAGTCTCCCATAGGTGCGATGGTGAAATATACTCGCTCGGCATTATTGAATAACTTAAGGGTTCTTTTATCTCCTGCTTCAGAGCCAGAGATAAAACTTAGATAGTCACCATGTTCAGTATTTACAGTGTAATAAGGTGGTGTAACTCCTGCTGGCTGTTTATTTAAGCGATAAACTCTGTGCTGTTTAGTTAAGTAATGGGCTGAATTATTTTTCTCACAGATAGTAGCTACATAGTTCCCTATGCGAGCTATACCTAATGCTTTTAATACACTCACACAAGAGTCTAGTCTACGGAATAGAAACTTTCCATCTGTTGTGTAGACAGATACATTACGAGTCCAGTCGCTATCTTGTTTCGGTGCTACCACTTTGATAATCAGTTTCATAGTTGTTAGTCTCCTGTGAAGAAATCAGTGGGATTGCCGTTCATAGTGGTGTTGTCTTGCCAAGTAAGGCCGATACAATGGCCGTTAAAGGTGCATACAATGAGGTACTGTTCTCGTGAGTCTTTGATTACCTCATAGGCTGTGTTCTTCCAGTAGACTTTATGGCCATCTGCTATGGCTTGCTTAATCTCTTCAAGTGTCATAGTAGTGTCCTTTCGTAGATAGTTAAGTTGTCATGTATTCCTGACCATTGTAACATGGATGAGTGTGCCAGTTCAGTGCATTTACTTTCGAGAAATTCATGTAGGTTATCATCACCTGTACATCCACCAGAGCCTTCGCCTATGTAGATAATTTTCGTACCTAGCTTTGTACACGCTAAGGCACTATATGCCCATCGTTCATCGTAACATGGCCAGCTAGTTAATACAGCATGGTCAGGGTATTTAACTATGGCTTGACTAGCTTCTAGAAGCTCTATAGCACATTGGGCTTCTCTGAAATCATACGTGCTATCTAACGGATTAACGAGGTCTGTACTAATTACCTCTAAGTTTGCGAAACGCAAGAACTGGTCTATGTAGCCAGTGCCACAACCGATAGAAAGAATAGGTGAGTCTACGAAATCTGCTATTAGGTCTATCTCTTGGTTTGTTACTAGCGCAAATCCATAAGTACGGATAAACTTATAGCGTTCTTCACTACCCCACATAGAACGATTGTTGATATCTTGGAGCAGATTGGCTGCTCGGCTTCTATCTGGTGATTTCTCCGCAGCTAAACAGCTTCTATAGTAATTGTGCATTACTTATTCTCCTTTTTTCAATCTTCGTTAAGCAGGTAATTAACGGCTTTCTCGGCTTTGCTAGCTGCGCTAACTAACCAGTCTGTATTGGATGACAGGCGCGATTTCCATCCTTGTAGATAGGCTATGCTGTTCTGTTCGACGGACTCTGTGAAGTTGCCGGTTAACTTGCAGAGTAAAGCCGCACCTATCTCGGCTACTAGTTCTTCGAATGAGTAGGACTCGGCTCGCATGTCATCTTCAGAGAAGATAGCTGTTCTATCTAGTCGGCTATAATGACCTGTGGAGTGGATAAGCTCGTGGAAGAGAGTAGCATAGTAGGCTTCTTTCGCTTCGAAAGATGCTAGATAAGGAAGATGTATAGCATCTGTTGAAGGACGGTAGAATGCTCTAGCATCCCCGTGTTTAATACTCGGTAGCCTGCTGGAAGATAAAAATTGGCTGATATCTAAGAGTGCTACCTTAGATTGTTCGTTCGCTGGGACTTCTAGTGAGGTTTGTTCTAGGTTAAACACTTGGTAGTAACGAAGGAAACGATAGGAGTTAGATGCACTAGCGTCTTCGTTGTCTAACTGTATGGATTTGCCGCTACCTAGAAAGACGATAGCTGTTGATTCGCTTCCTTTTAGTACATGGCCACCGTGTTCTTTAATCTTCTTAAACGTAGTCCAGTAGGGGCAAGCAAAGTCGGATAGTGCTGTCATCCAGCGATTGCATCCGGTGTATACGTGCTTGCTTTCGTAGTTCTGATTATCTACCAATTCCCAAGGACGTGTCCAAGGTAGATAGCCACTCGCGGCTACTTTGGTGATAAACTTCTCTGTAATGACGCTGTTAACCTTGTTCTCTGCCATTGTCAAGTCTCCTTTCATCCAACGCAGAAGGACATTCTAGCACACTATGTGCTGAATGTCAAGTAAAAAATTCTAGTCTTACTTAGTGTATACCGCATGAGTGCATAGCTGATTAGGCTATGCACTCAAACCGTATAACTCAGTTAGGTTAGAGTAGTGGCCGTGGACGACGAACCAAGATTATCGGCTCGATGTCGGATAGATAACGTTGAAAGTGCTCAACTCCAGTGTAGCAGATAACTCCGCTAGTACAGGAGAAGTCGGCAGTATGCGTGTACGGACGGAAGAAGTAAATGAAGTCTTTGTCTATCTGGCAGACTGTAGCATGACTGTAGGCTGATTTACCTAGGCAAACGATATCAGCCAACTGTAACTTACTTAATGTCGTTGTTACCTCTTGGTCAATCGGACAGGTATTGCAAATGTAAAGTCCATCTAGGTTAGTCCGACGTTCAATAGGTAATTCGTTACGACATACCTTGCATGTAAATGTCGAGGTAGGAAAGATTTTCATGACTGGTTCTCCTTATAGGTTAATAACCGGTATAGTCACCGGCATCGTAGAAAGCTAGTAAGACGGCTTCTATGTTATCGGTTGTCGGTTCGCCAATTATCTCGGTTTGAATGGTACCGGATATGTTGCGAGTTTTGTCTTTGAACTTGATGTAAATTTCCCAATAAGGTACAGGGTCATCTTTACCTTGTATCGGATTACTGACTTCACAGGTGTAGGTGATAATCTGGCCGTTATTGGAGTACTTGCGGCCGGTGTTGAAGTCGCCTTCTAGTGTTTTCATAGCGGTTATCTCCTTATTAGATAAATTATGGTGATAAGTGCGACTGACAGATAAATACTACATGCGATGATAAACAATACTTGGTCATTACTGGCTGCGGTTTCCATAATGTATCTCCTTTGTTGAGGGTTGACTAGCTAATGAAGCACAAGAAAGATATTACTTCTTTCTTGTGCTCGGTTAGCCAGTTAACGCCGACGTTTTAGGAAAGATGAAAGAACAACTAACAATAAACTGATTAGCAAGATCGGTTCGAACATGGTAATTTACTCCTTATAAGTCGCCGCGCTTGGTGAATTCAGCCATTACAGCGGTTAGATCAGTGCTATAGAAACCGTTATAAAAGTCTCTATTATCTTCATTGTAATAATGGCAAACATACTCTATTGCTCCAGCGGATGTTGTCCGGTATTCATAAAGGACAACATAGATGTTGCTTTTGCCCGGTGCTAGGCGCTTGGCAGCAAGGAATCTTCTTTCGGTGTTGGCTAGTCGGATGCTCATGGTTTGTTACTCCTTTTCGTTGAAGATAACGATGAAATTAGTGTCGCCATAATCAAGGCTGTTGAACTGTGGATGACTGATAAGCAAAGTCAGGTTCTCTCTGTGCATTGTTATCTTCTCAATATAGATGAAGATAAAATTGTCGTTAACCTCGGTAAAGACAGGGTTGAAGTTCTTAGTTAACAGGTAATTGTGTGTGTCTGCAATCTGCTTGGTTAGCTGTTGTTTTCGTTGGTCTAGTTTCATGATTTGCACTCCTTCTGGTTAGCTTACATTAGTAAACGGCCGGTACCATACTCGGTCAGTGTTATCTACAAAGAATGCCGCCCGTCCTATACGGAATATCTGGTAACTAGGTTTGAAACTGGCAACTAGTAAAACGTGCGTACTTGTTCCGGTGTATTCTTTGTAACCGTGGTTTACTACTAGTCTTAGTACCATTTTAGTTACTCCTTCCTATTAAGTTGCGCCGAAGGCGCTTGGTCTGGACTGGTATATCAATCTGTCTGTCTGTCAATCTGTCAATCTGTCTATCAACGTTATTTGACCCCACCCTAGAAAGTATACACGGATTGTTTTCTAATTAAGTTATTTCTTCTTTCTGTAGTGGTTGGGCTTCTTCTTATAAAATTTTTTTTTTAAAGAGAAACAACGAAACAACTACAAATCCATCGGAAGAGAATTAAATTCGCAACTAGTAAACAGATATACTCTAGGTTAGAAATAGAGTTCTGAGTGGTTCGAAAGTTCAGTTTGTATACTTTACAGTGTGGGGTCACTTTCCATTGACTGACAGATTGACAGATTGATATACCTGCCTTACCTATTACGACTTTCAAACTCAGATAATCTATCCGACCTTGAAACACGAAACAAGTACTAGGTGAGTCCACTAACGAAAGGGTCTTATCTATCGAAAGGTCTTCGACTAACGAAAGGGATTTATTACTGGATTGTCGGCCGTCATAAGTAGCAATGCCAGCATGAGGTAATTTCACGCTGGCAAGTAGCTTGGCCGAATGGCCATATGGTGGGAAGGTACTAGTCATTCTGGTTAGCCTTTCAAGGCTGGTTAGCCTGTCACAAAGGTTAGAACCGGAAACGCAACAAGGCCCGTGTAGGTGAGTACACGGGCCTTGTCTGGTGTTATGCGGTTAGTCGGTTAGCTTTTCTTGGCCGCCTTTTCGTTCTGTGCAGCTTCTTTCTTGGCCGCCAGTTCTTTAGCTGCCTTCTCTGCATCGGCCTTTTCTTTCGCCTCCGCAACCTTTGCCAGTCGGATATCTTCGGCTTTCTGGCACTCGGCCTGCACAGTTTCGGCCGCTTTCAGCTTGCCAGCCTCGACTGTCATCAACTCTTGGAACTGTTCCAACGTGATAGGGGTACCAGAGACGCCTGCCATACGTGCCCCAAGTCCCGCCATTGTAGCCTTGATAAGTGCAACCTTAGCAATGGCATTCTCAAGGTCTTTCTTTGTGCTTCCACGTGTTCCGGCTGTCTCGACAAACCATTCCACCAAATCATTTGCTGTCATGGTTTCGTTGACGTTCTCTGTTGCCTCACCATACTGACGTGATAACCAAGTGGCACCGATTGACTTAGCACCTGCCTCGATCAGTATAGCTTGATTTGCTTCTGTGAGCTTGTCGCTTTCAGTGATATCCAGCGTCAGTTCCACGTTTTCCACGTCCTTCGAGCGAGCGTTGAGCGTCCTTGTTGCTTTCATAATTGCCTCCGTTATCTATGCGGTAGTGTAGCTGTTAACACTATGCTATCAGGTACACTATCCGCCTTGTGAGTCTCCTTTTTTCGGCCTTTTTTATTTAAGTTTACAGGATAAACCGTCTTTTGTCTACTGGTTAATGTCGATTATCTGCCAGGCGGTGCATTTATATATCTGTGATATCCTACCTGATATGGTACGTCTTACATATCAGGTAAGGTTCACTTTATATGGGATTATCCGCCTGGCTGGCGCCTTCAGACCGTACTCATTTCTCAATTTAAAAATTCCATCCCTACCTAGTTAGTAATAACCTTGGAGTAATAACCAGTGGGTGAGTAATAAGTGCTAAGTTAGTAAGAGAGTTAGTTATTTACTATACCGAAAAGCTGACTGACAGATTGATTGATATACTGATGCCTACTAACAAGGGACTCCCACTACTAGTTTCAACTTTCCGACTAATTTGCAAACCCAAAAATTTTCCGAAAATAAAATTTAGGCTGTTTACAAAACAGGCAAGTTAGTATACAGTATAATCAATAATAACTACGCAAAAAGGATTCAGATTATGCTGCTATTAAAGACACTCAAAAAGCATAAGACAGGGGTACCACGCTGGCTAGATGAGCAACGCAATGATAATGCGTCACAGAAGATGCCTGAAAAGAAGACTCAGGTAATCATTGCTTGTGCATCAATGCGTGAAGCATGAAGGTTCTGGTAGCGTGTGAATTCAGCGGCAAGGTACGTGATGCGTTTATCAGGCGCGGCCATGATGCCATTAGCTGTGACTTGCTACCGACTGATTCACCTGGGCCACATTATCAAGGCAACGTATTAGATATCATTCACCAAGGCTTTGACCTGATGATAGCCCATCCTCCCTGTACCTATCTAGCTAATAGCGGAGTGCAATGGTTGCATCGTAGTAAGAAGCGATGGAAGCTACTATTTGAAGCGGCTGATTTCTTTGTGGAATTACTCTCGGCTGATATTGAGAAGATAGTAATAGAGAATCCTATACCTCATAGATATGCTATGGACATCATCAAAGTTAACCACTCGCAAGTAATTCAACCGTGGATGTTCGGTCATCCAGAGAAGAAAGCCACCTGTCTATGGTTGAAGAATGTACCTGAGTTACAGCCGACGAATAATGTAAAAGCATACATGAATACCTTATCGGCTAAAGAACAACAAAAATCACAGTTTCGCCCTGATAGTAAAGGTCGTAGTAAGTTGCGCAGTACCACTTATCAAGGTATAGCAGATGCACTTGCAGACCAACTAGGGTAAGTCAATAAGTAAAGGATATAAATCATGGCTATGCGGAAGTCTAAACAAGCCAAGCGAGATATGCTAGCTGAGTTACATGGTGAAGAAGGTTTTGAAGAAATGGCTGATGGCAAATTTATGATCGACGGTGAACGAGCCTATATACTAGACCCGACCCGTTCTTTGAACGTTCGTCACGAACTCTTGGCTGATCTTGCTGCTACTGGGATGAAACCTGCTGAGATAGCAAGATTGATTAAGACCAATGGAAGTAAGTCGGATGGCGGTTACTATGCTACTTTGTTGCGTGACCCAAGGATAAGGAGTCGTGCAAGGAGTGAGATTGCTGATGTAGTTGATACAGCCAAAGAGAACATTCGCAATGTTGTTGTCAAGGCATCTGAGAATATTGCGTTGGCTGTTAACGCTGGTGATGTTAAGTTGTCTCAATATGTACTAGCCACCCAAGGTCTTACTGATAAACAACCTGCTGTATCTCCTAGTGTCCATCTTGACTTCGGTTCATGGCTAGGTACCATACAGAATACCAAGCAAGTCCATGACATAACCGGCAATACAGCCGCGAGGAAAATTATCTCTGATGAGTCAGCCCTTCCTGCTCCTGAAGGTATAACTCTTGATATGTAATCTAATAGTGAGATAGCCTGATCCTCCTTTAGATAGCCACCATACCTTAGCCAACGGTTATAGCTAATCTAAACAGGCTATCTCACTTTCAAGGACTCTTTTATGCCGCCTTTAGCTAATCCTCCCAAGCAAGCAGTTCTGACTCCGCAAGACTATGTAGATAGATATAAAGAAGATTACCCGCTCTGGATGAAAGAAGTCATGGGAGCGGATATAACTGTCGATCAGACTGCACTAGCTAAAGGTCTTATTGAGTACAAATTCGTTTCTGCCAAATCAGGCACCACAACAGGTAAAACAACTTGCGCGGCCACTACTGCAATATGGTTCCTTACCACGCGGTATGAAAGTAAAGTAGTCTGTACGGCACCCACCGGCCACCAGTTAGAAGACTTGCTGTTTGCAGAGATGGAAAGTTGGATTAGACAGATAAGAATTCCCTTCGTGCAAGAATCCTTAGTGGTAATCAAGAACAAAATCTACATAAAGAACTTCCGTGACTGGTATATAGTCGCTCGTACTATTCCGAAGGATGCCAAGGATAAGCTCGGTGACGTACTAGCTGGATTCCATGCACCGGATTTGTTGTTTATTGTAGATGAAGCCTCTGCTGTACCTGATGCTGTCTTCAGCGGCATAGAAGGTTCGATGATTCAGAAGAACGTCTATTGTCTTCTGGTTGGAAACCCTACTCGTGCGCACGGTTATTTCTACGATACCCATAATAAGAACCGCGCTCAATGGTGTTGTGTTACACTCTCTTCTATCAACTCTCCTTTCGTTAGTCAAGAGTGGATAGAGCGTATGAAGAACCTTTACGGGGAAGAGTCCGACTGGTTCAAAACAAAAGTACTTGGTGTATTCCCAACTGGTGAAGGTCAAGTAGTAGCCACGTATGATCAGCTCTTAGAAGCATTCGAGCGACATAAGAATGCAGATTATGCTAACTTCATTCAGATACGCAAGGTAGCCGGTCTTGACCCAGGTGGTGGTGGAGGAGATAACTCAATCCTCACTATACGACAGGGAGCATTCATCCACGAGCCTGTACGTATCAAACATAAAGACACAAATGACCTAATTACTAAGGTTACTGAGCAATGTATAGTAAACGGAGTACGAGAGTTATACGTAGAATACAATGGTCTTGGAGTAGCTATATTCGATCAACTCAAGGTGAAGATCGGTTTCAAAACTTATAAGGTTGTTACTAATGCACGACCTAATGACCCTGAAGCCTATCGTAATATTCGGGCAGAACTGTATAAAGAACTCTCAAATAACTTCGACTTGCTTCTTTTGCCTTACCATGATAGATTTATACAAGAATTGCCAGAGGTTCATTTCATACCTGACAGTGAACCTTTGCAAGTAATAGATAAGAAGAAACTACGTAACAGACTTGGCTTTTCGCCTGACTTTAGCGATAGTCTTATGTTGTCTACGTATCGTCATTTTGATCTAGGTAAGTGTGCAGATGACTATGCACAGTTTGCTGCTTTCACACAGATGAACGATCAACTAATTACGGAGTCTAGCTTTGCCAAAATATAACAGTAGTAAATCAGACCCAGGTAGGAAGCTAGCCGGTTATCGTGCTGTCAAAGGTGAATTTAACTACGAAACCAATGACGACATAGATCGGCTGTTATCTGGTGATCGTTACTTGGTTGAGTTCTACAAGATGAGTCAGAACGACCCAGTTTGTGGAGCTGTTCTTCTGGCACTTACTCAGATTTTCAAGTCTGTTAAGTGGGAGACAGAAGATGACGAAGACGGGCTACTGAAAGACTCACTTGAACATGCTTGCTGGCTTGATAACATGGGAGATATGCTTACTAAGTTTATCTACGGCCACTCTATCATGGAAGTTACCTTAATGGAACGTCCTGAAGATGGCAAAGTTATCTGGAATAAGATGTACTATCGTCCCCAGACTACCATTAAAGAGTGGCAATTTGAGAAAGACGGTGAGTTACGTGCGATTGCTCAGAACGCTGGTCTAGGTAATCCAGATGTTATCATTCGAGCCGATAAATGTCTCATTTTCCATGCTGCTAAAACTCAAGTCAATCCACGAGGTAAATCTCTCTTCCGCAATGGCTACCGCGACTGGTACTACAAGACTAATATTGAGAAGATTGAAGCCATAGGTATTGAGCGTGACTTGACTGGCCTACCTGTTCTTACTGCTGCGGAAGATATTGAACTGCAAGATGAAGCCGGTAATCTTAATAAGCTCGGTGAATGGGCATGGAGAACTGTTCGTAACGTAAAACGTAACTCCCAAGAAGGTTTGGTGCTTCCACAAGGTTGGGAGTTTGAACTAGTCGGTAGCCCAGGAAAAAGACAGTTTGATCTTAATGCAGTAATCAATCGCTACTCGACTAATATCGCACTTTCTATGCTTTCACAATTTCTTGTTCTCGGCGTAACCAGCTCAAGTGGTAGTTTCGCACTTGCAAAAGAACAAAGCTCGTTGTTTCACATTGCTGTCGAAGGTTTTGCCAAGTCAATGGCTGATGTAGTAAATACTCAATTTATCGGTGGTAAGGCTATCAAGATATTCAACGGTCTGAAGAAACAACCGAAACTCAAGGCTACTGGAATTGAGCGTATTGATATCTCCGACATGGCCTCTTACTTAGGCCGGTTGTTGAAGTTCAATATTATTGAACCTGATGATGCACTGGAAGACTTTGTACGTGAGCGTGTTGCACTTCCGAAGAAAGACCCTACTACAACTCGTGTAGCAGATATCAAACTGGCTCATGAACAGAAGTTTCCTGAGCTAGTTGAGAAGCCTGCTCCTGCACCAATGCCGAATGACACCAATGCCCCTATTGGCGACTCTGACCCAACCAAGAAGCCGGTTAAGAAAACCATTAAGAAAAAGGAGACTAAGTGATGACAGAAGCTTTGCGCGGTCATTCACTGATTAAGTTCTTTACTCAAGCTGAGTGGGCGATACTGCCTGATAAGTTGGAACAACTTGAGGATGTGCTTAATCAGTTCATAGCCGGTGATAATGTACTACTTAATGACAATAACAACCATAGTCCTTCTCAGTCTGGAGCTATTGCTGTTATTCCTATTACCGGAACAATTACTAAACGCGCTTACGGACTAAGCGCAATGAGCGGAGTAAGAACTACGATCGACATTCAAGCTGACATACAATCTGCTATTGATAATCCGAAAGTATCTGGTATTGTGTTAAGTATAGATAGCCCAGGTGGAACAGTAGACGGCACTAAAGAACTTGCTGACTTCGTTGCAAAAGCTAAACAAACTAAGCCGATTGTCAGTTATGTAGATGGCCTTATGGCAAGTGCAGCTTACTGGATAGGTTGTCAATCTAGTAAGATAGTCTGCTTCGATACAGCTAAAGTCGGTAGTGTCGGCGTAGTAGTCAAACATCAAGAGGCTTCAGAAATTGAAGCCAAGATAGGTGTAAAGACTACCTTTATCTACCAAGGTAAATATAAAGTAGTCGGTAATCAACATGAGAAGCTTTCTGATGAAGGTAAAGCTTATATCCAAGGTCACGTTGATACCTATTACTCGATGTTTGTAGATGCAGTAGCAGCAGGTAGAAATATCAAACGAGAAGTTGTTATCTCTGATATCGCTCTCGGTTCAGTATTCATCGGGCAAGATGCCCTAGACATTAACCTTGTAGATAGCATCGGTAATATCCATGATGCCATTTCACTAGCCCATCAATTAGGAGAAGAAAAAATGAATCTCGAAGAAACTAAAGCAGCACTGGAAGCAGCCAAAGCAGAACTTGCTACTCTCGGCACTCAGATTGCTACTACTTCTGCACAACTGTCTGATGCCACCGCTACTATTACTACTCTGACCGCTCAGGTTGAGGAGCGTGATGCCAAGCTGGACAAGCTGGCTCAAGAAGAAGCTGCTGCAAAACGACTGGCAGAAGTAACTGCTATGTTCGACGGCTGCAAAGTTGATGATGCTTTCGTTGCTACCATGATCGGTATGCCAGATGAGGCAATCAGTCTGGTTGCTACTCAGCTCAAAGCTCGTCAGACTACGATTGATAAGTCACTCGCTGGTCATCTTGAGCCGACTCCGAATGCTCATAGTGAGCAAGGTAACATGACTGTACCGGCTTCCATTGATGAAGCTATTACCATGATCGAAGAACGTGACGGTATTGATGTTGATGCCGCACAAGAGAAAGCACAAGAAGAATTCCCTTCGTTGTTTGCATAACTAACGACGAATTAACCTAACTCAAATTAACGTATAAGGAGAAATCAAAATGGCCGGTCAAGGTGAAGTTATTGTTACTCGTAGTGTTCCTGCTTCTACAGCTCGTGGGTTGTTTGTATCCGGTGCAGGTGTACTGGATGCCGCTGCTCGTGCTGTCGGTTGTCTAGTAGAAGGAACCGATGCCAATGAAACTAAAGCCGCAGTCCAACTCACTGGTACTGCTCTTGGTGTGCTTGCAGGTGAGACTAGTGCAGGCGATATCCTCAAAGCTGATGCAGCCGGTAAGTTGGCTGTTGCCACGGGGGATGCCACCGATACTTTCCTCATTTGTGCTGTTGCACTTGAAGCCGGTGCCGCTGATGAACTGCGCTCGGTAAAACTGCTGTAATTCAGACTTACTTCTAACCTTTAATAAGGAGACTCAAAATGCTACAAACTCAATACACCGAAACATTGACGAAAGTAGGTCTGAAATACATGCAAGACCCGAAGAAATTCAAGGCCACTAAGATTTTCCCAATGTGTCCGGTTTCTTTGATGTCTAGTTCGTTTCCTACTTACGCCAAAGAATACTGGTTCAAGAACGAAGCCGGTATTCGTAAGCCTGGAACCGAAAGTACTGGTTCTCGGCATGGGCGTGGGTTGGATAGCTACTCCTGTCAGGACGTTTCGCACCATGAAGACGTGCCTGAAGAGTACATTGCTAACGACCCTGCTCCGCTCAATCCTCTCAAGTCGGCTACTCGTCGTGTCTCGCAGATTATCGCTACCTTCGACGAGGTTGACTGGGTTACTCGATTTCTTACAACTACGGTTTGGACTGATGTAACAGCTCCAAATCCTCGTTGGGATGCGGCTAACTCTACTCCGCTGGAAGACATTGATGCCGTGAAACGCACGATGGAATCCACTACTTCTTTCGAGCCTAATAAGCTCGTTATGAGTAAAGACGTTTTCGATGTACTGAAACGTCACCCGCAGATCAAAGAGCAAATCAAGTACACCAGTGCTTCTAACGTAACTGCGGTAATGCTCGCAGCTATCTTCGAAGTTGATGAGATTGTTGTACTGACTGCCGTGTATGATAGCGCAGCCTACGGTGCTACGGCTTCTATGGCGTATGTCGCTACTAACAAGTGCCTGTTGCTCCACGTAACGGACAATCCTTCACTGGAAAGCCCGTCTGCTGGTTACAACTTTGCATGGTCAGGTTACGGCAAGAACGGCTACAAAGTCAAGACCATTGACCAGCCGAACTCCGGTGCTACTCGCGTGGAAGTGCATAACTACCATGATATGAAAAAAGTAGCTGCCGACCTCGGTGCCTATATTACTACTCCGCTGACCTAAGTAGCGCAGCTAGTCATCTATCTTGGAGGGGAGTTAGTAGCTCCCCTCCTAGTAGGAGTTTAACATGGCAGTAGATTTAGAGCATGTCAGAATTGAATTACAACTCTCAGCCGCTGTACTTAGTGATGATTCCATCCAATATGTAATAGACAAATTGAGTGATATGGATGATCTTAACTTAGTATGTGCTGAGTGTCTTCGGATGCTCCTCAGAAAACATAGAGGTATCTCCGAACGTAGGATTGGTAAATACAATGAGGTATTTAATCCTACGGAAATTCGTAGCCAAATAAATGAGTATATGAACAAGTCAGCTTCCGGTATCTTCGATGATGGCTTTATAGACCCGCCTCCGTTCTTCACTCGTGAGGGTATATGATACCGGATATCGAACAATTTGTAGTCAAGGATTCAACCAGAGATAAATACGGCAAGATTACTTCGCAGGTTGATACACCTTACTATGGAATGATCGAACGTCAAACTCAATTCCGTGGCGGTAGCGCAGTTACCTATATCGGTGAAGGAGTGGTCTTCTCTTCAAACATCCAAGGTAAATGTACGGTTGGTCAAGAGATAGTCATTGATGAACACATCTTTACTATCGTACAAGTACTGGAGCTGAAAGATATCGAAGGCACCTATCATCATACAGAGTTAGTCTATGGGTAAAGAGTACGAATATGTAATAGGAGCCATTAACAAGTTAGAGGCTCTAGCACAAACTCTGCATGAAACTCCAGAAATGATTGCAGAAGAATTTTTACGTGCTACACTCATAGACGTACCAAGACCTCCTTGGTGGACAGGGGAACTAAGAAACTCAGGTGGTGTTTACATAGGCAATAGCCTTCATATGACTACCCAAGAGATAGCTAGTCTACATGGTGCTTGGGATTTACTAGGAGAGAATCCTAAGTTCTCAGGTAGTGCAGTAACAGGCGCAGGACTAGCAACTGGCCGACATTACGGAGATACATCATTAGTACCGCAGAGATTCAGAGGTAGCAAAGCAACATATAAAGGCTCTGGTTCTTACGGTGAATTTGACAGTTTCCGTAATAAGATAAGTGTAATTTACCAAGCTCCTCATGCAGCACTAATGCACGAATGGGGTGGTAAGTTTACAGATGAAATGAGTGGGGCACACTACATTAGTAGCAAAGTTCCCTCAGCATTAGAAGAAGTTGCAGTACGTATTAGAGATTTGAATGACAGGCGGCAAAGTGGTTCATTCTCCGGTGATTTCATGTCAGATTTCTTGGATATGTAAATGAATATATCTCGTGAACTATTAGACTACATAGAAACCAATACCGATTTTACCGTCGGTGTTGATCTGTTCCAAGGTAAGATTCCTAACACTAATGCAGAAGGTGTAGTAATAACCCATAACGGAGGTATTGAGAATGATACCTTGATGCAGAAAATACCAGTACATATCGCTTCTTGTTATAGTGACTATGACACTGGTAATGACAAGCTGACTATTATCTATGAATTGTTATCTTATTGTAATGGATTAACCCTTGCTAGTGGATATGTATTTAATGTTACTCCACTGAAACTTCCAGGATTCGTTGATGTTACTGAGCAGAACAAGTATATCTTCTCTTTCTCAGTAGTTTGTTACATAACCAGACCATAAAGGAGAAAAACTATGGCTCTCGAACTTGGCCCATGCGATGCTAGTTACGACTCGGTTGCCCTTGGCAAGACTCACGGCGGTGTCACCGTGACTATTAAGGATGACTCAACTGATCTGTTGAGTGACCAGTACGGTACTAGTCCTGAAGATACCGTCATTACTGGAACCATCGTCGAAGTTAAATTGGCTCTTGCAGAAATCAGCATGACTACGCTGAAATCTATTCTGCAACCTCACGCTGCAACAGAAGCTACTACTGCTGTTGCTGGTACCAATAAAGTCGGTACTGCACTCTTGGCTCTGGCTAAGGAATTGCGTCTTACTAAGTATGTCAACGGGGCAGTTAGTACTGAGGCTGCTGATGACATTATCTTTCCCAAAGCAGCTCCGGTTGGCGATGTAGAACTTACTTACGACGCCAATAGCCAGCGGGTACTCAATGCAACGTTCAAGTGTTTCCCTGGAACAGTGAACTCCATTGCATGTACCTACTACTTCGGTGATGACGCGGCTGTCTTTGCTTAATCACTAACATCTTGGCCGTGGGTGAAACGACCAATGGAGTAAAAAACTAACAGGGATTAACGCTCTGACGCTCCAAAGCCCACTTGTTTTAAACATCTAACTCGGAGGTAACAATCATGGCTAAGGTATTTAACGGTGGTGAATTTCTCAACCAAAGAGAGACTAAGATCGACTTCTCCAACGGTATTGTCGCAAGTGTAAAAGAACTCAGTGATGATGGCATGAAAGCACTGGATAGTCTGAGTGATGCAGGTAAAGGCATCGACGATATCCGCGCCACTGTCGCTACCATTTGCGGAAAGAAACCATCTGACCTGAAAGACGTAGGTATTGTCGAACTGCGCGGTGTTATGGATTTTTTGTCAGAGAGTTTGTTCGGTTAGAGGTAGATCGAACAGACAGTAATAAGCTAAACACTCTCGGAACTATAGCAAGCGTCTTTGCTTGCTATAGTTTTGAAGAGCTAGCGAAACTACCTGAGCAAAAACTGCGAGTGCTTTACATTGAAGCACAAAGACAAAAAGCCAGTCTCGCTTCAATGATAGCCCTTCTAGTTAACAAACCTAATCAAGACAAAAGTGTGCAAAGTAGTATAAATGATTATATCTCCGACCTCACTGACCCGTATAAAATAGTCGGTATGTCTGACTCAGGTTGGGATGTACTAAGAGCCAAACGCAGGAAATAACTCAGGAGCATGATATGTCTGGTGTTAAATTTTCAGTTGATATCGAAGGTTTACGGGAAAGTATCCGCAATGTAGGTAAGCTTACCAATCTTCTGAAAGACCAGAATGATGCTATTGAAACCCTCCATAAGAACAAAATCAAACAACGTACAGTTGCAAAACAAGTTCTAGCCGTCGCTAAAGAGTCAATTAGTGTAGACACTGAGATAATCAGGAGTGCTACAGGACTGACTCAAGCTATCGCTTTGCTTAATGATAAGAAAGAAGCAAATATACTTGCGTACAAAAGTACTGTCATTGCCAAAGGCAAAGAGATAGTTAAACTTCGTGAAGAGACTCAAGAATTCAAAGCACTCCAGAATGAAGTT